TGCGCCCGATGGCAGTCAAACAGCCGACAAAATTCAAGCGACAGGCGCAGGTAGTATAAGAACAAATAATTCTTACACCGTTACAAGTGGTTATTCTTTTTCTATTTTTGTAAAGAAAGGCAATTCAAGATATGTTACTTTGCGTTCTTTTGCGTTTACTACAAGTGCTATAATAGGTTTTGATTTAGACACCGAAACAGCACAGACAGGAGGTGTAATTGAGAAATATCCTAACGACTGGTATAGGTTAAGTATATCTAAAGACGTTTCTTCTGATGCTGATAAAAATGGGTTTTTCTATATTTATTTACCTAACAGCTTGGGTTCAGCATCTACAGTTTCTGGCAATTACGCATATTTTTTTGGCGCACAATTAGAGGACGCTGACTATCCCACAAGTTATATACCTGTTTTAGGATTATCTTCTGTAACTCGTTCAGCAGATGTATGCAACAGTGCAGGCGATAGCAGTACGTTTAACGACAGCGAGGGTGTTTTGTTTTTAGAATTTCAGGGTTTAACAACTACTGATGCCGAAAATGGATATGTTTCTATTTCAGACGGAACAGCAACTAATTCTGTTTTAATTAACACAAGAACAAGTGGTTCTTTGCGTTTATACAATGGGGGTGTAGGAAGTACTAATTTGATATATATAGAAACTGTTGATTATTCAAACACGCTAAAAATAGCACTTCAATACGGAACTACCACAGGAAGTTATAAGGTTTATATAAACGGAACAAGCAAAACAATATCAGGCACTTTTTCAGCAACAGCTATAAGCGGTTTAGATGAATTAAAATTTCAATACGCTTTAGGCGGTAATAATTTCTACGGAAAAGTAAAACAACTAATGGTATTTAACACAGCACTAAGCGACAGCGAACTAGAAGAACTTACAAGCTAATAAAATGGAATATATATTTAAAAAATACGAGTTTCAAGACGAAGCAACAGCACAAGCTAGAATAGATGCTTTGCCACATCAAGAGGATGAGGATGGGAACAGCCATCCAGCATATAGCCATACGATAGTAAAGCTAGGAAACGTAATTATAGAGCAAGGTACTTATGATGATGAGGGTAACGAGCTAACCGCTCCTGTACTTGCTGACAATTATTCTATTGATGTTTTATGGAATGCTACTGAATTAGGTTTAGAAGAAGATGGGGATATTGACTATCCTTATGGTTGGAGAACTAAAGAAATAGAAGTAGAGGGTAACGGTGTCCACACTTTTGCAGGGTGGTCTTATACTAACTAATTATGGACTTAACTACTTTGAGGGTATATCTGCTTAACATATCGGCAATGACCGTTAGCACGTTTAATATAGTTGAGGACACACTAAAGATTTTCTTGCTTGTTGTTTCAATAGGATATACTATTCAGAAGTGGTGGGAAATAAAAAAGAAAAAATAGTTTTTATGCTACAAAATAAAGAATTAGAGCAAAAACTTAAAAAGGGTGCTGACTTGTTTGTGAAGAATGTTTTTCCTTATATTAAAAAATTAGCTAAAAATGATAAAACCAAGAGCAAAAACTCACAAATACAGAAGTTATAATACAAAGCGTAGTAAATGAAGTATTTTAATTACACAGAGTTTGATAGCCCAGATGTACAAGGTTCAGGGCAAATGATGGACAAAGCGTTTTTATCTATGCTTGATGAGATTAGAGAAATCGTTGGAGAGCCACTTATAATTACATCTGGATACAGAACTCCTGCTCATAACGAATCTGTTAATGGTGTTGAATCCAGCAGCCATCTCAAGGGTCTTGCGGTAGATATTGCCGTTAGAAACTCTAGGATGCGTTTTAAACTTATTAACGCAATTCAAGAGGTAGGTATAAGTCGTATCGGCATTGCAGATAACTTTATACATATAGACATTGACCCTGACAAGGATAAAAACGTAATCTGGACTTACTGATGAAAAAATTACTACAACTAATTACAGGCGGTTTAATAAAGGATATTGGTAGCGTTATAGACAAGCTAACAACTACTGACGAAGAACGTTTACAAGCCAAGCAGAAGATACAGGAACTACTGGAAGAGGCTGATAAGGATGCCCAACAACAAGTAACGGAAAGATGGAAGTATGATATGCAAAGTGATAGCTTTTTGTCAAAGAATATTAGACCGCTTACTTTGGTATTTCTTACAGTCATGTTTACCTTATTGGCATTTACCGATGGAAACATTGGAGAGTTTAGCATACAAAAAGAATATATCCCTATTTTTCAAACACTACTCATTACAGTCTATGGTGCGTACTTTGTTGGAAGAACTTGGGAAAAGAATAAGAAGAATGCCAAAGAAGATAATTAACGCATACACACCAAGCTCAAGAGCTAAGAGACCAAACGTACATTCTAAGAATGCTTCTGTAGGTCAAAAGGGTTGGAAGAAGAAATATAGAGGGCAAGGTCGTTAATAACTTTCTCTATGAATTTAATACCCCTATGAATTTAATAGGGTATATTTGTATCGTATTCGGGTATAACCTGTTTTCATTTGATTTTTTTATTTTGTTTTCTATATTAAAGAGGTTGTTTTTTTAGCAGCCTCTTTTTTTGTATATTAGTCGCATGAACGGAAATCAAAAGGGTTGCTTTGCTGAATATAAGTTTGCAACAATGGCTATGGAGAATGGTTTTAACGTCTCTATGCCTTTACTAGATGCCTCTGCATACGATTGTATATTAGAGAGAGACAACATATTCTTTAAGATACAGATAAAATACTTTACTGGAGCAGGAGACCACACTACAATAAGACATGGTAACAAGAGCAAGGGCGGTTATTCTATGGAGGAAGTTGATTATTTTGCTGTATGGAATGAATCGTGCAAGGGTTTCTTTATATTAAAGAATACTGGACAGCTAGGATATGCCTTGTCTAAAGATGGTAAATACAAAAATAACTTCAATAATTTCGATTTAATTTTGTAGTGTCAGTTGGAACTTGTATATTTGCCACATGAATCTATATGAAAAACTGGTGGATATTCAGGGGAGACTGAAAGCACCTAAAAGTCAGTTTAATAATTTCGGCAAATACAAGTACCGAAATTGTGAGGATATACTCGAAGCAGTAAAACCTTTACTCGTAGAACATAAAGTTGTCTTAACTATTTCTGATAATGTTATAGAATTAGACAATGGATTGTCTTATGTAGAAGCAACGGCACAATTCAAGAATATGGATGGTGTTATTGAGGTTTCAGCGCAAGCTGGAATAGACCCTAGTAAAAAGGGTATGGATGTGGCACAATGTTTTGGTAGTAGTTCATCTTACGCCAGAAAATATGCCCTAAACGGATTGTTCTTAATAGATGATACTAAGGATGCCGATAGTACAAACACACACGATAGTAAACCCTCAAAGGAACTAGAGTGGCTGCCTGAGTCGGGCGTTAAGTTCGACAGGGTAAAAGAAGCCTTAACTGGTGGATTTACTATGTCTCAGATTAGAGAAAAGTATAAAGTGAGTAAAAAAGTAGAACAATTATTAAACAGTTAATTATGAACGAAAAGAAGTATGTAGGAACAGGTCGTCAAGCACCTAATGGATTAGAGATTGTAAACATCTCTATAGCAGAATCTAAAGTCAAGGACTTTTGGAATGAGTATAACGGAGAGCGTTATCTAAGATTGGGAGTCTCTAAAAAGAAAGAGGCAGACCAATATGGTAAAACCCATAGTGTTTACATTGATGAGTGGCAACCAACTACAAACAATAAACCAAAACCAGAACCAGTTAAAGTCGATGAGGACTTTCCGTTCTAAATAATAGAGGGGGTCGAAAGACCCCTTTTTTTAGCTATGAAAACTAATTACGTTAAAGTAGATATGCAGGGTTTAAGTAAATTAACCTTTGCCGAGAAAGCAGTATTTTCTTATATTAAGTCTTTGTCTTTGGATAAGGGTTATTGCTTTGCAACAAACAAGCACTTGTGCGATGTTTTGTCTATAACAGACAGGACTATGTACAGAATACTAAAGAAGTTAGAAGAGAGTGCCTGTATAAGAAGAGAGACAAGAAGTATCGGTACTGATGGGAAACAAAGAAAGATATTTGTTAATCCTCAGTTTAAGCAGTAACATGTTACGATACGATACATGTTATATAAAGAATTATAATATGAATCATATTATATATCTTTAACAAACATGTTATAATACGATACATGTTATAATACGATACATGTTATATAATTATAAAAAAAACAGAATAAAAATCAAATAGACAAATGTTTGTACAAGAATTTATTAACATAGGCATTGAACCGAAAGGAAATAGCACTCAACAAAAGGTTAGATGCCCAAAGTGTAAATCTCTAGGCAAGGAGAATTGGAAAGACACATGTATGTCTTTGAACTTGTCTGACGGCATATTTAATTGCCACAAATGCGGATATAGTGGAACAGTCAATAGAAGAGAAAAAATGAACATAACATATAAAGCACCGTCTAAAAGCACCTTAAAGACGTTAACAGACAAAGGGCGTAAGTTCCTCAACGATAGAGGTATTACTAACGAGGTTATAGATAGAAACAAAATTATTTCATCTAAGGATAACCGAAGTGTAGTGTTTCCTTATTTCAAGGATGGGGAACTTGTAAACTACAAGACAAGAGGTATTGACGGTAAGTTCTTTACTCAGGCAAAGGATGCTCAACCAATCATCTACAATTACGATGGTGTTAAGGGCAAAGATAGAATAGTTATATGCGAGGGAGAGTTTGACTCTCTTAGTTGGGAAGTAGCAGGGTTTAACGCACACACCTCTGTTAATATGGGTGCGCCCAATGTTGGCGACAAGAGTATTGATAAGAAACTAGAGTGCCTAACTACCTGTTATGATGTCTTTGATGAGGCAAAAACTATATACATTGCCACAGATAATGACGACAACGGCAGGAACTTAGAACAAGAGTTGATTAGACGCTTTGGAGCTGATAAATGCAGAATAGTCGATTTTAAGCCGTTTAAGGATGCAAATGAGGTGTTGCTACAAGAGGGTAAAGAAAGTCTCTTAGAACGCATTAAAACAGCTAATACGCCTAAAGTAGAGGGTATCTTTGAGGTTGACGATGTTGTTGAGTCAATGATGGATGGCTTTATCAATGGGCAGGAGAGAGGAACTACAACCTATATTCCTGATGTGGATAGGGCGTGGACTTGGAGAATGGGAGAGGTTAACATCTGGACAGGGTATCAGAATGAGGGTAAATCACTATTCTTAAACCAATTATCTACAGTTAAGGCGTTTCATGATGGGTGGAAGTTTGGTGTGTTTAGTCCTGAGAATATGCCGATGAAAGACTTTTTCAATGACATTGTAGAGATGTATATAGGGAAGAGTGCCGACCCATACTATCAGAATAACCAGATGACTAAAGATGAATACTTTGAGGCAATAAACTTTGTCCGTAGGCACTTCTTCTTAATATATCCTAGAAAGAACTTTAACTTAGATTCTATATTTGAAAGAGCAAAGTTTCTAGTTAGAACTAAAGGCATACGTTCTCTAATCATTGACCCATACAATACGGTACAGCATAAGATGTATAGTGGCGAAAGAGAGGATTTGTATATAAGTAGATTTATGAGTGAATTGAAAAGGTTTGCTATTGACAATCACATATCTGTTAATCTAGTAGCGCATCAGGTTACGCCACTAAAAGACGATAGCGGTAGGTATTATAAGCCTGATGTAAACAGAATTAAAGGTGGGGGAACATTTGCTGACAAGGCAGATAATGTACTATTTGTATCGAGACCGAATCGTGCTTTGGATTTCTCAGATACAAGTGTTATATTTGGCTCACAGAAGATTAAGAAACAAAAGTTGGTAGGCATACCTCAAGAAGTGGAAAACATCAATTTTAACATAAGAGAACAAAGGTATTACTTTAATGGATACACACCATTTAAAGAGATAGACGTTCTAAGATGCGGAAAAAAGCAAGAGTAGATGCAAACCAAAAAGAGATTGTACAGCAATTAAGAAAGATAGGTATTTCAGTATTGCACACACACCAGTTAGGTAGGGGTGCGCCTGATATAATTCTTGGCTATAGAAACGAGAATTTTATGATAGAACTGAAAGACGGAAACAAAACAAAGAGTCAACAAAAACTAACGCCTGATGAAATAGAGTTTCAAGCTAAGTGGCAGGGAAACTATGCCGTTTGCAACTCACTAGAACAAATATTAAGCGTTATAGATTATGTTGACGAAACAAGAGTTATTAGAAAAACTAGCAAATAAATACGATGATTGGTTCAATATGGCACATTCATTTAAGATTAGTAAGGCAAATGCTGAAGAGCTTGTGCAAGAAATGTTTGTTAGAATCTTTGATTATGTTAAAGACCCTCAGAAAATTATGTACAATGAGACTGAGGTCAACACGTTTTATATTTATATAACATTAAGAAATTTATATTATGCGAACATTCACACAAGCGGTAAAAAGAATCCAATCGTATTTACAACGGATGAGATTACGGATGATAATTTTAAAGGGCTGTATGAGGATAGCATGGATATTATCGAAGAGAAAAAGGAGCTGGAAGAGTCTCTGGAGCGAATCGAAGAGATAGTAAATGATTGGTATTGGTACGACAGAGGCATATTCAACCTTTATTATCAAAAGGGAATGTCGATGCGAGAGATTGCCAAAGAAACAAAAATAAGTTTAAGTAGTATATTTAACACATTGAAAAATGCAAAAGAAGTCATCAGAACAAAAACATCAAGAGATTAAGTCTACTGGTCTTGGAGATAGCGTAGAAAAGGTATTTCGCAAAACTGGTATTGACAAACTAGCAAAGGCAGTTCTAGGGGAGGATTGCGGTTGTGAAAATAGACAAGAGTTACTGAATGATTTATTCCCTTATAAAAAATATAATGCACCCACAGATGAAGAATTGGACACTATTGATTGGCTGTTTACACAAGCCAGAAACACAATTAGCGGTAGTATGGTTAAAGAGATTTATTCTGTTTATAATCGTATCTTCAATGATAGATTGCAACCCACAAGCTGCACTAGCTGTTTCAAACCTGTAAAACAGAAACTACAAAAAATACACAATGAGTTTAATAAGAAATAATGAACACCTTTAGAAGAGACCTAAAAAGAGGGGAACAGGTTGAGTTAGCTTTATTGAGCTTGATAAGAAAAAAATATCCTGAAGCGTATAAAGTTCAAGGTTATTTTAAGGACTACGATATTTATGTTCCTGAATTAAAAAAGAGTATTGAGGTTAAGTCTGATGAGAAATCAAAATATACTGGTAACATCGTTGTAGAAGTTTCGTTTAACGGTAAATCTTCGGCATTATCTACTTCTAAAGCTGATTATTGGGTTTGGTGGGATGGAGAGTATTTTTCTTGGTTTACGATAGATTTGATAAAGAGGTGTCTTAAAGAGACTAAAACACCCATCAGAACTTTTGTCGGTAAAGGAGACTCGAAGTCTAAAAACGCATACCTTGTAAAGAAACACTTACTATATAAGTACGCTATAAAACAAACTAAAACAGATTTATTATTTTAATATGCCACTAATTAAGCCAAAGAAATACGAAAAGCAAAAGGACTTTGTTGTCCGTTGTCTAGGAAATGCTAAGATGGCATCAGAATATAAAGATGCCGACCAGAGAATGGCGGTATGTTATACTATCTGGAAAGACAACTTTAATCCAAAAAAATAGTTAACATTTTTTGTTAATTACTAAATAGTTTGTATGTTTGCTGTAAATAAATAGCAAATGAGACAATTATTTAGAATTTTATTATCCCCCCTTATCGTACTGAAAGTGCTGCTTGCAATAAAGCTAGTATTCATATTCTGGATGCTAGAATCTACACTGCAAATTATACACTATGCTATTGACACACCCCTACGATGGTTACTTGGAAAAGTAGAAAAGTTAATTAAATCACTAATAAAACATATAAAGTAATGGGAAAATCAAGTGAAGAGTACGTTAAATGGAAAGAAGAGTTTGAGGCTCAAAGAGACAAAGAACAAATAGAACTTGCGGAGCGTTTAGAAGCGTTGTACGAGAAGAAAAAGGCAGAGTATGAACACTACCATAGTGAAGAGGCTAAGAAGCGCAGGGCGCAGGTTGAGGCTACTCTATGGAAAGTATTTGATGATTTTCACCCTTTAAAGATGATGAAATAATGAGCAGTCAAATAGTAACATTGGATGGAAAGTTCTGGAACAAAGAGGACATCCTTAAACAGATGGATAACGATGAGTTCTATTATGAATACTTAGGGAAGAATGCCTTGAGCAGTAGTAGCGTAAAGGTGCTTAACAAGTCTCCTAAGTCGTATGCTAAGTCATTAAGGTTTGGCAGTAAGCGAACAAGTGCTATGACGGCAGGGTGGTTGTTACATTTAGCTGTGTTTGAGCCTGATAATTTTGGACACCTTAATTGGGTGGATGCTTCAACAAAGAACACAAAGATATATAAGGAAGCGTTTGCTAAAAATCCGATGACATTCTTGCAAAAGGAATATGAGGACACAATGCGACTTGCTGATGCTATATATACTAACAGTGAAGCGTCTCAGCTTATTGAGGGATTGGAATACGAGAAACCTGCTATTGGAAACATTATGTATCTACCCTTTAGAGGTAAGGCAGATGCTATCAATGAGGGGGAAATGATTGTTGACCTAAAGACAACTACTGGTCTTGCTGAGGGTAGCTTCCCTTATAACTGCAAGAAGTATGGTTATGCGAGTCAAGTTTACATTTATTGCAATTTGTTTGGTATATCTTATAAAGATTTTGTATTTTTATGTATCGATAAAGAAAGCAAAGACATTGGTATTTACAATGTATCAGAAGAGTTTTACCTTGAGGGAGAACGATTAGTTGATAGTGCTGTACACACTTATAACAAGTGGTTTGCCGATGGTAATGAAGATTTAAACCAACATACAATAAAAGGGATACTTTGAGAAAAAAGAAACTAACACAGCAACAGAGGATTGAATCGCTTGAAAAGGCACTTACTAATATATATGTAATGGTTCAAGCAATAATCCAGAAGTTGCCTAAAGAAGAAAAAGATGAGTTATCATCAGACTAAAGAAGAGTGCCGAGAAGATGTACTACTCTCATTAAGAGAGGGTATGTTACTTATGGCTGAGGTAAAGTTCTTAATAGAGTATTTTAAGGATACCGAGCAATATGAGTGCATACAGGGTGCTATGGAGGCATATAACGAATATAAACAAGAATTAGATGGAATTTGATATAGAATACGTAAAAGAAGCAATAAGAATAGTAACTGGATGCGATGTGTCTGAGAACACTAGGAAGAGGGAGTTTGTAGATGCTAGGTTAATCTACTTTAACATACTTAGAGACAACACAGAACTTAGTGCCTCTAAGATTGGAAAGACGTTAAATAAAGACCATTCAACGGTGCTACATAACTGGTCTAGGTTTCAAGACATGATACAGACAAGTGCAGAGTTCCGTAAGAAATACGAAACGATTTTAGACTTCTTGTCTGAAGAGAAACAGGATGAGTACGATACAGAGGAACTTCTTAAATCCAATAGTGATTTGAGGGTTGAGAATCTAAAGCTAAGGGATTGCATCTCTAAACTAGAAACGCAGTTAAAGAACGCTAAAGAGGAATTTCGTACTTATAAATCAAAAATGATACAGCCTAAGAATCAGCAAGCAACAGTTTATCATTGCACTGAGGGCATATCTAACTTAATATACTAACACAATAACCCGAAAGCGAGAACTAATTTTAATGGGATTGATTATTGCAAACTCGTTAGTAGGGTTATAAAATAAAACAAAATGAGAATACTATCAGAAGAAACATACATCAAAGCATACGAATACTTTAAAGACCAACTACATTGGGCAAAGAAAAAAGAGGACAATGATGACACCATATCATACTACAAAGAGCAGATTTATAATTTAATGGAGAGGTATTACTCTCAGTAAATCAGTAAGTTAAACACTTTGGCTTGATGTTTATTATTTAAACATGCCAAGACCAAAGAAAAGAAGTTTAATCCCTGACGAGAAGAAAATCGAACTGGGCATTCCTATAAAACCTAAAACAGAACCAAAACCAAGAGAACCGCACAAAAAGTATTCCGATGGTAGGAGGAACAATGGAGCGGTCAAGGGAGTGTCCAGAGGGCAGGGAAGAAAGCCAAAAGCAAAAGAAGCAGACATAAAGAACTTCGCACTAGGTTCAATGAAGAGAGCCTTTGGAAGTGAGAAGAAAGCGTGGGAGGCACTTGCTGAGATGAGCAAGGAATCCTTTGCACACCTGAGATTACTTTGGGAGTACAAGTACGGTAAACCAAAAGAGCAAAAGGATATTAACGTAAAGCAGGAGATTAACATTCCTGTAATATCTTTCCTACAGCCAGAGGAAACCATTGACATTGAATCTACAGAGGTAAAGGATGAAGAAGATAAATCTTAATCCTAAGTACAACCCTCTGTTTAGAGATGCTAGTAGATACTTTGTAATTACTGGTGGCAGGGGTTCTGGTAAATCATTCGGTGTAAACACGTTCTTAGTGCTTCTAACATACGAAAAAGGACATCGCATACTCTTTACCCGATACACGATGACTTCGGCTTCTATGTCGATTATTCCTGAGTTTATCGAGAAGCTGGAGCTTATGGGAATTGCCGAGAACTTTACCATTACCAAGAATGAGATTATAAACAATCTAACAGGCAGTAGTATTCTATTTAGTGGTATCAAGACGGCAAGTGGAGACCAAACAGCAAAACTAAAGTCCATTCAAGGTGTAACAACATTTGTACTGGATGAGGCAGAAGAATTAAGAGATGAAGAGTCCTTTGAAAAGATTGACTACTCTGTTCGTGCTACAGGTAAACAGAATCGCTGTATATTGATTCTAAACCCCACAACTAAGCAGCATTGGATATACGAGAGGTTTTTTGAGAATAGAGGCATTACAGACGGTTATAATGGCGTTAAAGAGAATGTATCGTACATTCACACTACATACTTAGATAATGTCAAACATTTGTCTCCGTCTTTTGTGGAGCAAGTGGAGGTCATGAAGCAGAGGCGACCAGAGAAATACAAGCATCAGATATTAGGAGGGTGGCTTGAGAAAGCAGAGGGAGTTGTCTTTACCCACTGGGAGATTGGAGACTTCAATAATGAATACGATACTATATTTGGACTTGACTTTGGATTCTCTGTTGACCCATCGGCACTTGTAGAAGTTGCTACAGATAAGATACGAAAAACTATCTGGATAAAAGAACACTTCTATAAAGCTGGACTGTCTACCTCTAATATATTTGAGATGTGCCGTAGATATGCTGGTAATAATTTAATAGTATGCGACAATAGTGAGCCACGTCTTATATCTGAGTTAAAGAGTAAAGGACTGAGAAACATTACACCTACTATAAAAAAGAAAGGTAGCATACTCTCAGGCATCGCACTTATGCAGGACTACAATATAGTTGTCGATAAGGACTCTGTAAATTTAATACGTGAGTTTAACAATTACGCTTGGAAGCTAAAGGGCAGTATCCCCAATGATAATTGGAATCATGCCATTGACGGATGTCGCTACGCAATTCAATACGCCCTTGAGCGAACTGTTCCAAAGGGTATGTATGTACTGCGATAGATAAATTAAATACCCCATACCAAAAGGATATTGTTATTATACCTATGACTATCCACGCTATTTGTTTCATCTTTTTGATTTATTTATCAACTCTATTAGTTGTTTTAAATACCCATATGTACTATTTTTATCAGTTTCCGCTAGCTACAATAAGCTATCTATTACAATGTCAAGTATATTTTTACTTGCTTTGTAATCATTCCAAGCTTTCAACACTTCGGGTTTTTCCTTTTCAAGAATAGGAGCAAGCTTTTCAAAAGTACCTAACCTCTCTAAATCTTCTTTTTCTTGCCAAAAGTATTGTAAGTCGTTTAAGTCTTGCTCTGTTAATTTATTTTCCATTCATCTCTTTGCTTTGTTTATTATCGAAATCAAATCTAGTAGATTATCGATATTGGTAAACCTTATCTCGTGGTCTGCATCAAATATCTCCACATACCACATACCATCTTCTTTTTCAGCTTCATCACTATCACAGCTCAATAATCTGAAACTATTTGTAAGGTCATAAGTGTAGTAGTACCAATCTTTTGGGTTACCGCTTTCTTTTGCTGTTACATCTAATCTTTCAAATCCTGCTTGTTCTAAATCTTTCTCAGTCATTTTCTATTTCCTTTTGTAAGTTCGCTAACGCCCTCCAAGCCACCTTAGCGGAGTGCCTGATGCCATCGGTATCAATAGTACCAGCTTGAAGTAAGTGCCGAGAGAGAGCATCTAATTCGTCTCCTGACTTGCTTCTATCCCAATGAAGTGGTTTATCTGGATTGTGTTGCTGATTTCCTACGTATGAAACTTTAGAAAGTTCACGTATAGCATCTGGAAAGTAATTCAATACCCCACTAAAGACAGGCATTTGTTTCCTTGTGAATTTAATAGGGGTGTCCTCTTCTGTAAATTCAATACCCCCCTGTGAATTTAATACTGCCTTGTCCTCTAGTATCAATCCGTTATTTATATCCCATTTATACATATATTCGTTTTTTGTGTTCATACTACAAATATAGTAAATATTTTACAATTCCTTAACATTGGCTTAACATTGGGTAACATTAGGCTTCGTATGTTTGCATCGAACATAAAAATAAATACAAATGATATTAAGTTACAAGCAACAATTAAGAGTTATTCACGAAATGCATAATAACGGATTCAATGTATGTACCTGTGGTAATTGTGGTGAGGTTATCCTATACAACAAAATGATGAGAGATGCAGATGAAGTAAGATGCCCTCATTGTAAAAAAAATATGGCTTATTGTGATAACCCAGATTATTATTACACAGGTTGCCCAGAAGTACAAAATGAATTAAACGATAAAATTTAATACAAATGAGAATAATAGAAACAGAAGCATATACATTTGATGAATTGTCAGATGATGCAAAAGAAAATGCCAAAATAGAATTGGTATCAGAATATTTTTGGGCAGATGATGCTATTGCAAGTTTATATGCGTTTGCCGAAGAAATTGGAATAAAGATAATTGACTATAGAATAGATTGGTCTTGTTCTGCAATTAGTCATGTAAAATGGGAATGGTACGTTGATGAACATAAAAACGATTTGTCTGTTGAGGAATTAACAGGTTATTGTATGGACTATCCATTAATTGACGAATGGAATAAAACAAAAGACGTTGATGATGCTATTGGTTCTTGGTTATATAATTGCGAGAGCGATTATGAATATCAACAGACAGACGAATATATGTCAGAACATTGCGAAGCAAATGAATACGAATTTACAAAAGACGGAAAATTAATATAAATAAATACAAATGAATAAATTATTGATACAAAGATTGGATAAGATATATGACGATATTGTCAAAAATTATGTACATGATGATAAGATTGATGAGGCTATTAGCGACATATTAAAAATGATTGACGAATTACAAAATAAAATAAAATGGACACTATGAATAACGAAATATTAAAATTACTAGAGGATTGCAAAGATGCACTTAAATTGTCAGATGACGTACTGCATGAATTTCTTATAATGGAAATAGAGGAATTGTTAAGTCATCCAGATGAATACAATACAACATATATATACGAAACAATATCGTTGCATCAATCAAATGGGGAATTATATGTTGACTATGGCACTATTGATAACACTAAGACGCTTGTGTTCAATATAGATAATCTATATAAGGATTTAGGTATCTGGATTAACTTAGTTAAGAAAGGTAATGCAGAAATGCAACAATTATATAAGGATAACATAAATAAGGAAATAGAGGATAATCATAGTATACAAGGATAATCTTTGCATATAAATTAACACACAAATAAATACAGATGAAAATATATAATAATAGATTAACATTAGAAGATTTTGAAGCATGGTCTGGTGCAGCAGACACTAAGCAAGTTATAATCGATAACAACAAAGAAACTGACTTCGAGTATCTTATTGAGGAATTATATCCTGAGGGAATAGAGGAAACCCAATTGAATGATATATTATGGCATGATAGCGACTGGGTGTTCAGACAATTAAATATACGGGAAGATGATTAGTTTAGCAACAGGAATTTTATTTTTGCTCATCTTAATTTTGTTGGCACAATAAATTCAATAAGTATAAATTTAATACCCCCTTTTGTAAATTCAATACCCTGTCAATTCAATAGGGGTATCAATTCAATAGGGGGTTTATACTTGGATTTTGGGTGTGTAGGGGTTGCCTTACATTATGTAGGAAAAATCTTACGTCAAGGTGTGGATAGTCCATTTTGCAAAAATACAAAATTGTATGTTAACTTAATGTTAAATTTTAAATTGTACATTTAACTAAAACTTAACACGTTTTGTTTGCATATATAAAAAAGCGTTTTAAGGTGCTTTTTAAGCGTTTTAAAGCATCTTTTCCTTTCTTTAGTATCTTACTATTAAAATTGTGAGAAATGGCATTAAACTAAATTTTACAATTACTTAACAATTTCTTAACATTGGCTTAACATTGGGAGTTGTTCCTTTCGTATATTTGTGGTGTTGAAAGCGTTTGACGTTTTGCGCTCGACATGATACTCAAAGCGTTGGGAGGAGAGAACCTACTCTTGCATTCAGTGTGCGCCAGATAAACGAAAAGTGGAGGGTGTACGGACAATGTAGCAAAAATCTTGACCGAGTCAAAAAAATAGGTCAAGGACAAAGGGTGTGCGATAGTGCGCCCATTTTGGCATACAATAGGTTTATATAAATTTTAAAACAAACATTATGACACAAATGCAAAAAACAATCGAAGCATTAAAAGCAAAAGGAACGGAATTCAAAGTTGAAAAAAATCCTTATGGTGGATACTACGTTAAATATCCCGTTGAAAAATTTTGCGGACACAAATATACGTTTTGGCAAACTTTTAACGAGGATGGAACAGAAATAAGAAAACAATCGCACGTAAGTTCAATATAAAAACAAACATTATGAAAACAAACAACACAAACAACAGAACACAAAAAAATTGGGACAGGTTCGCAATTATTGTAACTATATTAACGTCAATTATTGTAATTGGTGGAGGCTTCCAAATATTAACTAATTTATAAATATGAGAACATTTGACAAAATAACAAAGAACACGATAAAAGTACTTTTGGCATTAATACCTTTGTACTTATTAGCTAGAATAATTTTAACATAATAAAACATATAAACATGAAAACAAGTAACAGAAATAGCGCACAATTTGCGCACAAATTACACAATTTTACTGCAAATAATTTACATGGGATAAACAAGGCAAAATATTATATTGTTTATTCATATGGTTGGTATCCCTTATTTTTGTACGAATATAGTACGGGGATATGGTACGAAAATAGTACAAAATATAGCGTATCCACGAGCAAACAAAAAACACAAGTACGCCCTACATATAGTACAATTGAGCGCACTTATAACGAAATAAAAAACATGCTATGAAATTATATACTAAAAATAACGAGCTAACAAAATACGCTTTGTGTTGTGGATACGCTCAAACAAGAAACAACAAAACACTAACGTTTATACATAACGTTTATAAGGTTGCATCATTATATGAAGTGAAGTATTTTGATACATTAAAACAGGCAAGAAAATATTTATATCATGGATAAGCAATATATACAAAACGAGTTTAACAAATTAGTACAAAACGACAATATATATAAATATCAATTTTCTATATATGACGGATACGGAAACAAAACAAAGTTTTTGAGTGTAAACAATATACAACTAGAACAAATAAAACAAATATTAATTAAACATGAACAAACAAATATTTGAACATTTGGTTAAAACAAATAAACAAAACAGAATAAAACAGAGCAAAGAAATAAACCACGAAGAACAGCAAAAGTTTTATAATTGGTTGATAGAGAATAATTTATATAAATATTTAAAATAAAAATAGTCATGAAAGTAGGTTTTTTTAAGGAATATATATACACAATAGAACAGAATAAAAACGGCTCAATAGTATGCAAATCAGATGAACATAAGCAAATATATTACGGATATTCACAAAACGAAGCCGTTCATAAATTTAGGCTATATTTAGAAGCAATTTAGTTTTAGTTTGTTGTTGTTGATTAAGGCGGTGCGTATTGCATCGCTTTTTTTGTGTCCATACGTTAAAAAAGAATATATACACACGTTTTTTTTGCTGATATATTGGAACTCTACCGAGCGACCGCCACTCACACCTTATTACCCTACTCTCTACACACACTTCAGTTTCCAACTGCCATTTCAATTCAATAGGGTTACTTGTAAATTCAATAGGTATTACTTATCTTTGCTTTAAATTCAATACGATGCCTAAAAAACAACCAAAACCGATTCCAGCTTATTTGCAGGACAATAAAAAAGCACTAAAAGCTATCTCTTGGGCATTTAGAAGCGATTTAAGAGCATATCCCATACTTAGTGGCACTGAGTATCATATTATGATAGAAAGTGGCTTAAAACGCATTAAATCGCCTAACACGTACACTAAGGCACAATTAACAGAAAAGTTATGGGATGTTTACATTCACTATTACGACAAACATTTAGAAAAAGTAGGTTATGAATCATAACTGGTTACTCATGTTATTATATAAAGCATGTTATATATTTTATATAGAGTGCAACATGTTATTATTCATTCTGAAACATAACTGTCTTAAAATGCATATTAAGATATTATACATGTTAGGATACTTTAAGATATATGTTATATATATCTGCCGTATGGGCAGTTGCACAATCAATAAGTACACTTAAACAACCAATTATTATTTAGATATGAAGCAAGTTCAAATAGAGTTATCAGTTCCAACTACACTAAACGATATGACGTTAGGGCAATACCAGCGTTATATGAAGATAGTTGAAGATAATAAAGAAAATGCCGATGAGTTCATTAACCTAAAACTAATTGAGATATTCTGTAATGTCTCACTAAAAGACGTTATGTCTATTCCTGCCAAAGATGCTGAGAGAGTTCTCGGTATTATTGGCAAAGCATTTGAAGAGCAGCCTAAGCTAATACGCAGGTTTGACTTACTTGGTGTGGATATGGGTTTTGAACCTCAGCTAGAAAGTATTGCGCTTGGTGCGTATATTGACGTAGAGGATAACATTTCAGATTGGCAAACAATGCACAAAGCAATGGCAGCGTTGTACAGACCTGTCAACTTTAAGCAAAAGGATAAATATACAGTAACGCCTTACGAGCCATCAGATGAAGTGTCAGCACTTATGAAAGATATGCCGTTAGATGTAGCGATGAGTGCGATGGTTTTTTTTTACGATTTAGGGATGGAGTTGTTGAAAGCTATCCCGAGTTATATACAGAACAATCTGACGGAGGAACAGATTTATCAGCTCAAGCAAACTTTGGCAGTAAATGGGGGTGGTATCAATCCATCTACGCTCTCGCTGGAGGGGATGTTCTCAGGTTTGACGAAGTTACAGAACTTCCATTATTCCAGTGCCTCAACTTCCTAACCTTTGAAAAAGAAAAGAACCAGATAGAGGCGCAGATGATAAAAAAAGCATATAAACGATGAAAGAGTTTTACGACCTTATAGACAAACTTTACGAAGAGTTAAATTCAAACGACTTCGTTAACACAGTTACCTTTGGCAATATTATGGATGTTGACTTGGCAAAGCAAAGTATATTTCCGTTGTCGCACATAAACATACAAGACGCTGTGTTTGGAGAACACACAATTACATTCTCTATGCAGGTTATCGCTATGGACTTAGTTGACGAAAGTAAAGAGGATAAATTTGCCACAACATCAGAACCGCAAAGGGGATTAGACAATAAGCACGATGTATTAAACACGCAACTAGGAGTAATCAATAGATTGCAGTACAGACTTAGAAGAGGCGACCTTAACGAAGATAATTACGTTTTAGATGCCGATGCAACTGCCACAATGTTTGAGGACAGGTTTGAGAATCTACTTGCTGGTTGGGCATTAAATTTAACAGTATCTATACCTAACAACGGAATAAGTATTTGCTAATGGATATTAGATTCAAAAATACTGAGGCATATCTTAAATCATTTGCGGAAAGCAAACTGGTTCAGTATTTCTTGGAATCTTATGAAACAACAAGACCTAGAAGCGGAGGGATAAACTCTCAGGTTCGCTCTAGTGGAGAGGGTGGTAGCTCTTTGAATGTTAGAGTACAGAACGATGGTCTTGACATAAACTTATATGGCAACTCTTATTTAGAGGGTGTTGACAAAGGAACAGCACCTTTTTTTCCTAATGTAGATGCAATAAGAAATTGGATAACAACAAAACCAGTTACACTAAGAGATGCTAGGGGTGGAACAATGCCTAGAACAGAATCCAATATTAAGTCGGTAGCATATAAGATTGGCGAGGCAATATCATTAAGGGGTATTGCTCCAGCAAACTACATAAGGGAAGTTGTAGAAAGAGCATTTGAAGAAATAGTCGGTGGAATAACACCATCACTAAAAGCAGACGTAAAAGACAAATTAGACGATATATTAACAAAAGCTGGATACACAAAGAAAGGCGACACATACGTTTTAAAGACAAAATAGATGGCACAAATAATAAACACAAGAAGTCCGTTTTATATAAAAGTTTATCACGCATCACTATTTGAGGCTAAACTTCAATTATACATATATGAGGGTGTAAAAGATGCTACACCTGATGCTGCTGACTTAAGATACACTATTCAAAAGGCAGAGCTTGAGGGTAACAACTACGTTGTATTTGAGATATCTGAGCTTGTAAGAGATTATATAGAAACTAAATATGATGGGGAGTACGATAGCTATGCTGTTTGGGTCAATCCTGTAATTACAGCATTTGAGGAAGATGGGAGTCCAATATCTTCTCCAACGGTAACGCCTAGCACATATTCAGACCAGTTTATTGCAACAGACGGCTACGGATACTTTGACGAGGGCATAAACCCAGACATCGACAAAGGTCTTATGATGACCCCTGCTACAATCTATAGGGTTCAGGATAGGAGCATCAACATTCCTGTTTATACAGATACAACAAATAGCGTTGCCTTTAGATTAAACGGAGAAACGGTTTATTCTAAAACCATTGAGTATGCAGACCCAGCAAATCCAACAACATCTGAAGCAATCCAATACATAGCTTCCGATAGCAATTCAACAGCCGACAGCTACAAAGAAAGAGTGCTTGAGGATGGCGGTACATTTGAAGATAGTAGATGCCTCAGAGAGTTTGATTCTCAGATAGACATAGGCAATATAGACGAGGTATATGTAAGCTACACAAAAGACTCGCTAACAAAGACACATATTCTAAAAGTAAAAACATTTGATTGCTCAAAGTATGAACCGATTAGAGTAACCTTTGTGAACAAATATGGCGCATTACAGGACATCTACTTCACTAGAAGAAGCAACGAATCTATAAATGTAAAAACAGATGACTTTAAGGCATCGGTGATGGACTTTGACAACTTTAGCTACGATACATCATCGCATCAAATGAGAACACTAAACCTAGTGGGTAACGAAAGCATAACGCTAAACACTGACTACATTGATGAATCATGTAATGAACATATAAGACAGCTAATGTTATCTGAGCAGATTTGGATGACTAGGCTCACAGACAAAGAGGAAGTAGTGCCGTTGAAGCTAAGGAGTAATTCATTACAGTTGAAGAAAAGAGTAAACGACAAGCTAGTTCAATACACTATGGACTTTGATTTGGCATTCGACAAAATAAATACGATTCGATAATGAATAAGGTTGTATTATACATAAAAGATGCCGACAATGTATTTCAGGCGGTGGACTTGTTTGAGGATGAAACAATATCACTAACCTCCAAAATACAAGACATAAGAGATATATCTAAAGTGTTTACTGACTTCTCTCAATCTTTCACAATACCTGCCTCAAAGAAGAATAATAAGATATTCAAACACTTCTATAACTACTTTATATCTGAGGGCGCATTCGATGCCAGAAAAAAGGTTGACGCAAGGCTTGAGATAAACTACACTCCATTTAGACAGGGCAAGGTGTTTCTAAATAGTGTAAAGATGAAGAATAACAAGCCATACGCATATAATGTTAATTTCTTCGGAGACACAATCAATCTAAAAGATGTGTTGAGAGATGATGAATTGGAAACGCTTACTTGGCTTGATAATTTTAAGTATCAATACACTAGTTCAAATACAAAAACAAGGTTTACAAGTAACTTAAACGAAACAGTTGGTGGCGTGGTTAAGTATGACCCATTGATTGTACCACTTATAGCACATACGAAAAGACTTTATTTTAATTCAGACACCAACCACTCCGCAACTACATTGGTTGGTGATTTGTCGTACCACAATGGCTCTCGTAGTGCTGATGTAGCATTACAGTTTGATGACTTAAAACCAGCCATACGACTTATACACATAATAGAGGCAATAGAAGAAAAGTATCCTGAAATAGAATTTACAAGAGATTTCTTTGATTCAGAGGCATTTTCTGGAGATGGGACAACTGATAACAGGGGTTTGTATATGTGGTTGAGCAGGGAGAAAGGAAAAATAGGTTCAGGAGAAGAAAGTGTAGAGACTGTATTAACTGGCTTTACACATTCATCTGGAGACACATTTGCCGATTGGGAAACAAACACAATAACTCCAAGTTTTTCAGATAGCGGAAGCGATGAGGATTCTATACTAAATTTAGAAACTTGGTCTGTAGGAGCTACTCCTCCCTTTGATTATTATAGGAATTTATTAGACTTAACTGTAACCACAACCGCATCTACAAGTTATGACGTTAGAGTTATAGATACATTGGATAATAATAAAGTTATATTTGAATCATCTACAAATACTGGGTCTGACACTTATCAATTTCTTTTGGGTAACCCTAGAGTATATGGGTTAAAATTTCTTATAAATTCAGATGGTGGATTTCAGGCAACATTTTCACTTAGAATAAGGCAAAGATTTAAGAGTGGTGATTTTCCATTTCCAGAAACTACATTAACAGATGGTAATTTCACACCAGATTCCGTTCTTGCTTTACAAGATGGAGAGATAAGACCAACTGAAAGAATACCTAAAATGAAGATTATAGATTTCATAATAGGTATATTCAAGATGTTTAATCTAACTGCCTACATAGTAGATGACCTAAATGATTCTGATTATGGCAAAATCAGGGTGCTGCCTCTTGATGACTACTACAATGACAACCCAAAAATATTTGATATAACAAAATATGTAGATTCATCTGAGACAGACATTGATTCTACAATACCGTTTAGCGAAATACAGTTTAAGTACAAAGACCCTAAAACACTTTTGATGTTACAGCACAAGGAGGCTTTTAACGAAATATTTGGAGACTCCATTTATAATCAACAGGATGTGGATAGGGGTAAACCATATAAAATAGACGTTCCATTTGAACGTTTAAAGTTTGAGAGGCTTATTGATGAGGACACTAATGGAATAGGTACTACCAGCATATTGTGGGGTTATTCAGCAGGAGACAATTTTAAACCAGATGCGAGTGCAGAACCCCAACCAACAGCAAACTATGATTCTGTATTAACAGAACCAATTTTATTTTATGGAATTAGAATATCTGGACTATCAGCTGGTTATGGTATAAATTGGAATGGCGATTCACACGAAGAACTATTTAATTACTGGAGACCGTCAAATACAGTTGAAAATGGAACAGCCTCAATAGCACCAGATTTTACAATAAATTTTGATGACGAGGTTGATGAGTGGAATCTTCAAAATTACGGAGGAGAAACAAACTCACTATTTAAAAAGTTCTATCAAACATATATAGAGGATGCGTTTAATGCTAAGAAAAGGATATTTAAGCTAACAGCACATTTACCCAGTAGTATATTACTTAATTATAAGCTGAACGATAGATTTCAGATTGGAGACAAGGTATTTACGATAAATTCAATAGACACAAATCTAAAAACAGGAGAGTCTAAACTAGAATTACTAAACGTATTATGATAAAGCAGATTATAGATTTATTGGCAGTTTCCGATTGGTATGGTATTTCTCACAACGTAGATATTGCCAAAGGAGTGTACAGAGGATGTCGTAATTGGGATGACGTAAAAAATCAAGTGGAAAGAGTGAAACAATCTAAAGCATACAAGAATGGCTGAACAGAAGATACTCATATCGATACAGATACAGGATAAGGCTGCTAAAAAAACAATAGATGCAACATCTTCCAGTTTAAATAAACTGGCAACATCGCAAAAAAAAGTTGGTAAAGCAACAGACCAGACAAGAGCAACTTCTGGTCTGAACAATGCAATATTGATGGAAACCAGCCGACTTGCTTCTGATGCGAGTTTTGGATTTACAGCTATCGCAAACAACTTGTCGCAGTTGATAAACTTATTCAAGGCTTCTAAAGATGCTACTGGTTCTTTTGCTCAAAGTATAAAGTCATTATTTACAATTCAATCGGCATTATTAATAGGTGTTCAGTTGCTTATTACATACGGAAGTGATTTGTTTAAATTGTTTAAAGATTTAGCTGGTGGAGGGGATTTACTAAAGGAAACATTTAAGGATGCAGGAAGCGAAGTTTCTTCTACCGCTGGAAAATTTGAAACTTATATTAGGACACTTCAAGACTCTAATAAATCACAAGAAGAGCAGAAAAAAGCAATACAGGCATTAAATAAAGAGTTTCCTGAATACATTAATCAGTTAGATGAAGCTAATGTATCTTTGGTTGACGTGGCTAACAACACGTCTGAAGCAGCCGAACAAAACGATATATATAGAGAATCCCTTGTTAAATTAGCAATGGCACGTGCTGCTCAAAACAAGATAGATGAGCTTGTAGCGGAACAGTTGCAGAATGAGGTTGATGCTAAGAATGAGTTAAAGAAAGTAAGCGATTTAAGTATAGAACAGGCAGAGAAATTATCTAAGAGCCTTGATGAAACAATAAATAAAAGAGAATCTGAGGTAACCTCTATAAGAAAGAAAACAAGCATAAGGAGAGAAGAGGTAAGGGAGGATGATATTGCCGTTAAAAGAATTATAGACAATAGAGACAAGGAGAATAAAAAATTAGATGAACAGATAGACGCTCTTATTGAATATACTCAAATACAAACAAATACTGCTAAAAAAGGTTCTCGTAATAGAAATCGTATATTTAAAGAAGCTGACCTTGATTTTGAAAAAGAAATACTTTCATCACAACAAAGAATAGAAAAGTTAGAAGCGAGGCATGAAAAAGACCTAATCGAAATAAAGATAAGTGCGATGGGGGAAAAAGCCGTATTAAAGCAAGCCGAGTTTGAGCAAGACCAGTCCAGAAGATTAAGGGATTTTTTGCAGAGCGAAGCTACCCTTAAACAGAAACAACTTGCCGAAGAAAGATACAACAATTCAATAGCGGAATCAAAAGAAAGCTTATACAAATATCTAATTCAACTTGATAATGAATACAACGCAACAATATCTGACCTTGAAGAAAGAAGAGAGCTTGAAGATTTATCTGCTTTTGGCAAGGCGTTACAGACATTTAATACAGAGAGATTAAAGTTTCAAGAGCAGTTTCTTAAAAGCTATACTGACTCTGAAATTGACAGGGTTGAAGTTGCGAAACAATTAGAAAACGATAGGTTTAACAATGAAATGTTAAATCTTAAAGCTATAAGAGACCAAAGAATAGCTGATGGAGAAACCACTTATGAAATAGACCAACAAATACTTAATGCGGAAAAAGCAAATTCAGAGACTAAAATTGCCTTAGCTGAACAAGAAAGAGATGCTAAAATAGCTATAGCAAATCAAGTTGGAAACGCTATTGTAGCTGTTGCTGGAGAGGGTTCTACTGTTGGTAAGGCAGCTTCTGTTGCAATGGCTATAATGAACACCAAAGAGGCGTTTACTGCTGCGCTTGGTGCTAAACCTTATGGTGTTTGGAATATAGCGCAAGCTGCCGCTGTGCTTGCCATGGGTATGAAGCAGGTTAAAGATATTATGGCTGTTAAAATTCCTGGAAAAGACCCATCTACAAGTGGTACAGGGGCGGTAATAGAAGCACCAGCCTTTAATGTTGTGGGGGCATCACAAACATCGCAATTAGCAGAGACCGTTGCAGGACAACAAGCAAAACCAATAAAAGCATTTGTAGTTGGGAAAGATATTTCCACGCAACAAGAATTAGACAGAAACACAACAAACACCGCATCATTCGGTTAATTTAATAGTATGAAGATAATAGAATTATTTATAGACGAAGAGGGAGAATTTGCTGGAATTGATGCTATTTCAATCGTAGAGCAACCTGCAATAGAAGAAAACTTTGTGGCATTAAAAGAAGAGATTAAGGTTGAGTTAGCTGATGTAGATGCAGATAAACGTATCCTTATGGGTGCAGCACTTATCCCAAACAAAAACATATACAGAAGAGATAGGGATGAGGAATATTACATATACTTCTCTGAGGATACTGTGCGTAAGGCATCTGAAATGTTCCTGATGAAAGGAAACCAGAATAAGTCAACGCTAGAACATCAGGCAGAGCTTTCTGGACTATCTGTAGTAGAGTCTTGGATTATAGAGGATGAGACACACGATAAATCTCGTAAGTATGGCTTAAATATGCCTGTGGGAACTTGGATGGTATCAATGAAAGTCAACAACGAAGATGTTTGGAACGACTATGTTAAAACAGGTAAAGTAAAAGGATTTTCAATAGAGGGATACTTTACCGATAAAGTTGCTATGTCTATGATTGAGCAAGATACGGATGCAGCAGAAATACTCTTAGAGATTGCAGATAGCATTGAAACTGGTAAATTACAACTAGAGACATACGGAGACTACCCTCAGAGCGTTAGAAACAATGCCAGAAGAGGTATTGAGCTAAACAAAAAGGTAAATAATAAGTGCGCAACCTCTGTGGGGAAAATAAGAGCGCAACAGCTCAGTAGAGGTGAAAAACTTAGTGTGTCCACGATAAAACGCATGTATTCATACTTATCTAGGGCAGGAGAATATTATGATGCTGGAGATTCTAAGGCTTGTGGCACAATTTCATACTTATTGTGGGGTGGAAAGGCTGGACTAGCTTGGAGTAGAAGTAAACTAAAAAAATTAGGTGAAATTGAATTAGCAGAATACGATGACAAAGGCAGAATTAAAAGAAGCAAGAAAGCTCCAAAATCCGATACTCCAAATCCTAATCCTAAACGAGGAAGCAATCGCAATCCAAAGGGTGCTGCTGGGAAATCAAGGGGAGTTAATGTTCCCGACAGAGTGCTAAAGTCGCTGCAAAAAAAGGCAGATGATTTTAATGATAAGTATAAATCTAAAAAAGGATATGGAACTACTGTTGGACAGTTGAAGTCGGTATATCAACGTGGAGTTGGTGCGTTCCAAACATCGCATAGTCCAGAAGTAAAATCTGCTGAACAATGGGGTCAAGCTAGGGTTAACGCTTATATATATCTGCTGAAGAATGGCAGACCTCAAAACGCAAAGTACACTACTGACTACGATTTATTACCCAAGAAACACCCTAAATCAAGTAAGAAATGAAAAGTAAAGAGACGGTAGGAAATCAAGTTCCCAGAAATAGCAAGAGAGGATGCCTATGTAAAGACGGCAGGAGATACTCAAGAAAGTGTTGCGATGGCACACTCAGAAGTCAAGGTATTGGCAACATAAATTCTGGTAGCTAAAAATCTAACACCCAGTTATTTTTCTGTTACTTTATAGAACTTAAAAGTTAATTAACATAAAATGGAGAGTAAAGCTACAAATATTTTAAACGATATAATGCAAAAACTCTCTGCTATTACAGAAGTAGAATCAACCGAAGTTGAGAACATCGAAGTTCAAAGCGAAGAAGTTGCCGAAACTGAAAAAGTAGAGGAAGTTGCATTATCTGAAGATTCTTCAGAAGAGGCTTCTGCCGAAGAGGTAGAGGTTGCTTTAGACTCTGATTCAACTGAAGAGGTTGAACTAGAAGAAGATTCTGAAGAGGCTGCCGAAGAGGAATCTGAGGAAGTCGAACTAATGGAGGGTTATGTAAAGGAAGAGGATTTTAACTCTAAGATTGCACAGCTCGAAGATATGATTAAATCTATCAAAGAAGATATGATGGTAGAGTACGATAAAGTTGAGAAAGAGAAAGAAGAACTTTCTTCTCAGGTTGAAAAGCTATCTGCTGAACCAGCAGCCGAGCCAATCGCACACGCACCATCTCAAAAAACAGAACAAAAAGAGGTGATTAAATTCGGTCAGAATCGCCCTGCTAACACACTTGACCGAGTATTTTCTAAATTAAAATAACACACAAAAATGAGTAATCAAAAAGTAAATTTAAGCTCAGTTGTAACTCCGATTACAACAACTTACGCTGGTGAGTTTGCAGGGAAATATATCTCAGCAGCTCTTTTAAGTGGTAAAACTCTAGCTGATGGAGCAATCACTATTAAGCCAAACGTAAAATTTAAAGAGGTAATCAAAAAGGTTGCTTCTACCGACATTATCGCTGACGGAACTTGTGATTTCACAAGCACTGCTGATGCGTTAACGCTTACTGAGCGTATTCTACAGCCAGAAGAGTTCCAAGTGAACCTAGAGCTGTGTAAGCAAGATTTCCGTTCTGACTGGGAAGCTGTACAAATGGGATATTCTGCATTTGACAATCTACCTCCAGCATTTTCTGATTTCTTACTAGGACACGTTGCTGCTAAGGTTGCAGAGAAAACTGAACAAAATATCTGGGGTGGTGTAAATGCCAACGCTGGAGAGTTTGACGGTTTAACTGTACTTATGGCTGCTGATTCAGATGTAAATGATGCTGCAAATGGAGCTGAGACTTCATTCTCTTCTTCTAACATCGTAACGCTACTTGGAAATGTTGTTGATGCACTTCCGTCTGCTGTATATGGAAAAGAAGATTTAACTATCTACGTTCCTACTGCTGCACATCAAGCGTATGTACGTGCATTAGGAGGATTCGCTTCTGGTGGACAAGGTGCTGCTGGTACAGATGCTAAAGGTCAACAATGGTATAACATGGGTAACGCTCTTAGCTTTGAGGGAATCAAGCTACAGTTAACTCCTGGACTTCCAAGCGACCACATCGTAGCTGGAGAGGCTTCTAACTTATTCTTTGGTACTGGTCTTATTTCTGACCACAACGAAGTTAAAGTTATCGATATGGCTGACATTGATGGCTCACAAAACGTAAGAGTCGTTATGCGCTTTACTGCTGGCGTACAGTACGGTATTGGTTCTGACCTTGCCCTCCTTACTTTAGCATAATAATTGTTTAATTTAAAGGGGTGGTTAACACTACCCCTTTTACTAAAAAAAATAGATAATGGCTTGTGATTTAACTGGAGGAAGATTAAGACCTTGTAAAGATGCCGTAGGTGGCATAAAGAAAATTCACTTTGTAGATTTCGGAGACTTAGGAACTTTGACTATTGGTTCTAGCGATGAGATTACAGACATGAGTGGAACTTTCAATTATTACACCTATGACGTTAAAGGTAACTCTTCCCTTGAAACTAACATTACATCCTCTATGGAGAATGGAACAACATTCTTTGAGCAGGTTGTAAATATCACACTATTTAAGCTAACTAAAGAGGATAACAAAGAATTGAAACTTATGGCGTATGGTAGACCACACGTTATTGTTCAAACTTTTGATGATAAGTTCTTATTGGTTGGTGCTGAAAATGGTGCTGACGTAACTGGCGGTACTGCCGTAACTGGTACTGCTATGGGAGACCTAAATGGATATACACTTACATTAACCGCAAATGAAATCCGTATGCCATCTTTTGTTGAGGGTGCTACTGATGCCGACCCATTTGCAGGTATGACAAGTGCTACTGCTACTGAGGGAACTCAAAGAGACCCATCATAAATTTAATAGGGGTATGAATCTAAAAGGGGGTATTTATTACCCCTTTTTTTATACACTAAAAACAAATAAAGTTGTTATTATTACTTTAGTATGCACATATTAACAACATCTACAAGCAGTCAAATATTAAAGATAGTGCCAAGAGTATCTATTACTACGGCTGAGGTTGTGTTGACTGATAAGTCGGAAAGAAAAAACATATCATACATAGATTTTGCATCTAGCACAACTGATGGAATAGCAACAATTACTGTTCAGTTTACTGGAAGCGACCAGCTTGTGGAGGGCAGGTATTATTCATTAATTGTAAGAAGCAGATTTGATAGTAGTGATATTTTCTATAAAGGACTTGTTTTCTGTACAGACCAAACGGATTACAACAAGTATGAAACTGGTAAAGATGACTATGTTGTTGAGAGTTCTTATGATAACGAATTTGTAATTATATAATGGCTAAGAAAGTAAGACATTACGCTAAGAAAAGACCCATGATGCAAGTAAATAAAGAAGAGGGTAAAATACACATTGTTCAACTCGGCTCATATTCAAGACCAGAGATAAAAGAATACTACAACGATGATTTCGTTGCCTACGGAGAGGATAACGATTATTTCACATATCTTATAGATAGATACAACGGTAGTCCTACAAATAACGCTGCAATCAACGGCATATCTGAAATGATATACGGAAGAGGTCTTGATGCTACAGACAGCAAGGAAAAGGATGCTGACTATAAGGAGATGAAAGAGCTTCTTAGGAAAGATGTTATCAAACGGATAACACACGACTACAAAATGATGGGTCAGGCTGCGTTGCAAGTTATATACACTAAAGACCGCTCTAAAATTGCTCAGGTAGAGCATATACCAGTAGAGACGCTAAGAGCCGAGAAATGCAATGCTAAAGGCGAAATAGAGGCATATTACTACCACTCTAATTGGTCTGAGGCAAAATCTAACGACAAGCTACAAAGAATACCTGCGTTTGGCTTCTCTAAGCAGTCTATCGAGATATTGTATATAAAGCCATATCGTGCTGGCTACAAATACTATTCCCCTGTAGATTATCAGGGTGGACTTCAGTATGCAGAGCTTGAAGAAGAAATTGCCAACTATCACATAAATAATATTCAGAACGGATTGTCTCCAAGTATGCTTATTAACTTTAACAACGGTACTCCAGATGCAGAACAGAGGGATGCCATTGAACAAAGCATTGTAACTAAGTTTAGCGGTAGTTCAAATGCAGGTCGTTTTATATTGGCATTTAACGACAGTAAAGAGCTTGCTGCCACGATTGAGCCAGTACAATTATCAGACGCACACCAGCAATATCAGTTCTTGTCAGACGAGAGTATGCGTAAAGTAATGGTGTCTCACAGAATTGTATCACCTATGCTTGTTGGTATCAAGGACACCTCTGGTCTTGGCAATAATGCAGAAGAATTACAAACTGCTTCTGTTCTTATGGACAATACGGTTATACGACCAATGCAAGTAACTATTCTTGATGAACTTGAAAAGATACTTGAGTATAACGGAATAGACTTAGATATCTATTTTAAGACGTTACAACCTCTTGAATTTACTGACTTGACTAATGCTATAAGTGAAGCAGAGATAGAGAAAGAAACAGGCGTTAAAAGGGATATAGAGGAAGAGGTTAAAGAAAAGGTAGAGGAACAAATTGAAGATGTAGAATAATGGCAACAGCACTATTTATAAAAAGAAGCGACCTTGTAAAAAATACTGCCCTTAATGGCTCAGTAGATACAGATAAGTTTATTCAATTCATAAAGATAGCACAAGAGATACATATTCAGAATTATCTGGGCAGCGACTTGTACGATAAGATTGGTGCTGATATAATTACTGGAACACTTACAGGAGATTATCTGGATTTAGTTAATGACTATGTTCAACCCATGCTTATTCACTTCGCTATGGTTGAGTATTTACCTTTTGCAGCATACACTATTGCAAATGGAGGCGTTTACAAGCATAACTCAGAGAATAGCTCTTTGGCAGACAAGCAAGAGATTGACTCTCTTATTTCAAAGGAGAGGGATTATGCTGAGTATTACACGCAGAGGTTGATTGATTACTTGAGCTTTAATGCACCAAGCAAATTCCCAGAATACTATTCAAACAATAACGAGGAAATATATCCTGATAAAAACGCTTTATTTAACGGATGGATGCTGTAAGTAAATATAAACCTAAGAAAAACAACGAAGTAAAATTAAAATGTTACTTAAATAAAGAAGATAATGGCAACAGGTTGGGGAAAGATAATAAACAACATAGGACACGGAACAATATACAATGAGAGTTGGGTAGGACAATATCCTTTTGTTAGTATTGTAGGAGATGCAAACGACTTGTATAAAAGAGTAAGTGGTACAATGGAAGCACAAGAATGCCTAGTAGAAACATTTAATAATTCAGTAAAATGAGTATATACGATAAAGCAAGTTTAGTACAGATACCTAGCGGATATAATGCAGGTACGTTATATAGCGTACTTCCTAATACTTCTGATGGGGATTTTACACACGATAGAAGTTTAACAACAGCTACACGAGTAAACAAAGATGGTCTTATAGAAAGTGTTGCTGCTGATGTACCTAGACTAGACTACCCATTAATAGATGGAGTAGTACAGGATTGCCCTACTTTACTTTTAGAGCCACAAAGAACGAATTTACTTTCATATAGCGAAGATTTTTCACAACCAACACGATGGCTTGTATCTTTTATGACTGTTACAACTGACGATGCAGTTGCGCCCGATGGCAGTCAAACAGCCGACAAAGCTGAAGCGACAGGCGCAGGTAGTATAAGAACAAATAATTCTTACACCGTTACAAGTGGTTATTCTTTTTCTATTTTTGTAAAGAAAGGCAATTCAAGATATGTTACTTTGCGCTCTTTTGCGTTTACTACAAGTGCTATAATAGGTTTTGATTTAGATACCGAAACAGCACAGACA